TGAACAAATAAATTAAAATAAAATGAGCAAACAACCACAACAACAACTTAACATTAATATTAAAACTACAACTCCCATTAAATCACCTGAAGGTAATATGGTATTTCAAGAGGGTGTTATTCTGCGAAAAGTATCTAAATTTATTGCTGGTACTGCTGAGGATGGGGTTATTCCCGTACCTGTATTTTTTGATATTAAAACCAATAAAGTACTAATTGAGTTATTACCTAAGGAACTTAAAGAAGAATTCCAAGAACTATATGACAAAGAAGACGCAACAAAATAAGTCATTTACTATATTTGATTGGTTAAAGGAAATTACATATACTAAATCTCCTTCCTCTAAATTCAGTAATGAGGAATGGGAATTATTTAACCCCTATATGATATCTCGTTTTTTGAGTATGTCAAAAGATTATATTGAACTAGTAAATTATGTTCAAAATATTCCATATACTGAAAAGGAAAAATATTATAAAATATATTGTGAATTAATTCCTAAAAAGCAATTCTTTCAAAAATATATTAAATCAACTAAAAAAAGTCCATCAAAAGATATAGTAGAACAAATTAGCAAATATTATGAATGTTCCTTTAGAGAAGCAGAAGAATATACTTATATTTTAGGAAACAAAGGTATACAAGTAATTTTAAGTAAATTAGGGTATGAGTCAAAATAAAACTAGAGAAATAGAAGTAACAGATTCTATTGTAGATACAATTATAGACAAATTTGTTTCTAGAGCTAAATTTGGTAAAAGTAAATACGGAACCGATTTAGATAGAACTGACCTATCAGTAGCAGACTGGATTACACATGTTCAAGAAGAGCTTCATGATGGTATTCTATATTTAGAAAAATTAAAACAAACTTTAAGTGGCAAATAAAATACCACAAATAGTAAAAGAGGTTAAAAAATTTGTTCCTGCTAGCCTTAATTATGCTTACCAAAAACAAATTTCATTTAGCCAATTTTCTACATTCCAACAATGTCCTCATAAATGGGCATTAATGTATAGGGATGGGCACTATCAATCTGAAGTATCTATTCATATGACATTTGGAACTTCAATGCATGAAGCTATACAACATTATTTAGATGTGATGTATAATGAAAGTATAGTTGAAGCTGATAAAATTAATTTAGAAGAATATTTTGAAAATAAATTAAGAGAAAACTATAAAAAAGATTACGAACAAAATAAAAAACAGCATTTTTCTAGTTCGTTAGAATTAAGAGAGTTTTTTGAAGATGGGAAAGCTATTTTAGAATGGTTTAAAAAGAAGAAAAAAGGATACTTTAATAAACGTAATTGGTGGTTAGCAGGTATAGAAGTTCCTATTTTAATTGCGTTTAATTCCGCTTATAAAAACATATTATACAAGGGGTATATAGACGTTGTATTGTATAATGAACTTTCAAATACTATTGAAATAATTGATATTAAAACTAGTACGAAATCATGGGGGAAAGACCAAAAACAAGATAAAGTTAAACACTCACAATTAATCTTATATAAAAAGTTTTTTTCAGAACAATTTAATTTCCCAATAGAAAATATTAAAGTTACATTTTTTATAGTTAAACGTAAAATATGGGAACAGTCCAAATTTCCACAATCTAGAATACAAACTTTTTCTCCCACATCCGGAAAAAACTCAGTAAACCAATGTATGAAAACTCTTAATGAATTTGTAAAAAAAACTTATACATCTTCAGGTACTCATATAAACACCAACCATTCTCCTACTCCTAATAAAAATTGCACCTATTGTGTGTTTAATAAAACTCATTTATGTTCTGTTAATATGTAAAAAAGTTAAAACTAGTTCAATAGGGTGGAAATTTATAATATTTATTATAAAAATATTATGAAAAAATGTTACAAATGTCAAATATTTAAAAATAAAGAAGAATTTAGTAAAAACAAAAGGTATAAAGATAATTTAAATGATTTATGTAAATTATGTAAAAAAAAACATAATACACTAAGTAAAGATAAAATCAAGAAATATTATTTTAAAAATCAAACTAAGAATAAAGAATATAATAAACAATACTATCAGAATAATAAAGAACAAATTTTAGAATATTTAAAACAATATTATTCAATACCTGATAACCAAATACAAAAACAAAATTATACAAAACAATATGATTCTATTTCTAGTAATCAAATAAAAAGAAAAGAATATACCAAAATGTGGAAAGAAAAAAATCCTTTATATCATATTTTGTATATGAAAGAAAAATATAAAAAAGATATTAATTTTAAAATTAAAAATAATTTAAAAAGTAGATTTTACCATTCCATTAAATCAACTAAATTTACATCTATACTTAAATTAGTAGGATGTTCTATAGAAGAACTTAAATTATATTTAGAACAACAATTTTTTCCAGAAATGACTTGGGAAAATCATGGGTTAATATGGGAAATAGATCATAAAAAACCATGTGCTGTTTTTAATTTAACTAAATTAGAAGAACAACAAAAATGTTTTCATTATACTAATTTGCAACCTCTATTTAAAACAACAGAAATAGCTAAATCCTTTGGGTATAATGATCAAATAGGAAATAGAAATAAAAATAAAAGAACTTTGTGATAAAAATGTATTTTTCTAAAAATGTGATATATTTATATACAATAAGTATATGATTAAAAAATTAATGTTATGAGTAAAAAAGATATGACACTAACAAGTGTAAAAATTCAAAGTGAAATGTTTGAAGAATTTAAAGTTTCGTGTGTAAGATATAAATTTTCATTACAAAAACTTGCTGATCGAGCAATTCATTTATATCTTACAGATGAAATTTTCCGAAAAACTATTCACAACCACAACGTTTTAGAAACAAAATAATTTATGAAAGAAGGTTATATCCCCCAAAATCAAAGAAAAAAAATCCTATTAATGTGTGATGACATTAGAATGCCAACAGGAATAGGTACAGTAGGTAAAGAATTAATAATAGGCACTTGTCACAGATATAATTGGGTAAATGTTGGAGGTGCTATTAACCACCCCGATCAAGGTAAACGTTTTGATTTAAGTCAAGATACAAATCAAAATACCGGAATTGATGATTCAAATGTTATACTTTACCCAATAAACGGATATGGAGATCATCAACTAGTAACTCAATTATTAGAAATCGAAAAACCAGATGCTATATTTTTAATTACCGATCCAAGATATTGGATTTGGTTATTTCAAATGGAAAATGAAATTAGAAAACGTATTCCGATAGTATATTTAAATATTTGGGATGATTATCCTGTCCCCATGTATAACCAAACATTTTACGAATCATGTGATATTTTATTTGGTATCTCAAAACAAACTGTAAATATTAACAAGCTTGTATTAGGCGATAAAGCTAAAAATAAAATTATAAAATATGTTCCTCATGGGTTAAATACTAAAATATTTTTTCCTATTGAAAACAAGGAACAAGACAAAGCATTTATTGAATTTAGAAATCAAGTGTTTAATGGTAAAAAGTACGAGTTTGTATTATTTTTTAATTCTAGGAATATTAGGCGTAAACAAATTCCTGATGCAATTTTAGCATTCAAACAATTTATGTCTGGTCTTAGTAAAGAGCAAGCAGACAAATGCGCTATGCTTTTGCATACCTCTGCGATAGATGAAAATGGAACAGATTTAATTGCAGTAATTGAAACTTTATGCTCTGAAATTAAAGATAAATTTTATATCACAAATCGAATGTTTGGACCTAATGAAATGAATTATCTGTACAATATGACAGATGCTCAAATTTTATTAACATCAAACGAAGGATGGGGATTATCATTGACAGAAGCATTATTAGTAGGTAATCCTATTATAGCTAATGTAACAGGTGGTATGCAAGATCAAATGCGTTTTGAATTTGAGGATGGTACTTGGATTGATTTTGATGCTGATTTTCCTTCTAACCATAGAGGTACGATTAAAAAACACGGTGAATGGGCCTTTCCAGTTTACCCAACAAGTCGTTCAATCCAAGGTTCTCCATTAACTCCTTATATTTTTGATGATAGATGTACTTGGGAAGATGCAGCTGAACAAATTAGAAATGTATATAATTTAAGTGCTGAAGAGCGTAAAGCTAAAGGAATGAAAGGTAGAGAGTGGGCTTTAAGTGATGAAGCAGGGTTTACTCAAGAACATCAAGCAAATAGAGTTATAGAAGAGTTAGATACTTTGTTTACTACCTGGAAACCAAGAGAAAAATATGAATTTATAAATGCTAACCAATACAAAAAACCAGTTTTAAACCACGAATTAATATACTAATATGAGTAAAAATACGTTTTATATAAGCTGTCCAATTGATACTTATAGTGGATATGGCGCCCGTTCTAGAGATTTAGTTAAAGCAATTATAGAAACTGATAAATATGATGTTAAAATTATACTACAACGTTGGGGTAATACTCCTTGGGGATTTATTAAAGATAACCCTGAATGGGAATTTTTAACTAAACATTTTTATAGATATCCCCAATTGATGGAACAACCTGATATTTGGATGCAAATTACTATTCCAAATGAATTTCAACCAGTTGGTAAATATAATATTGGGGTAACTGCAGGTATAGAAACTACTCATGTTAGAGGAGAGTGGGTTGAAGGAATAAATAGAATGAATTTAACATTAGTATCGTCTAATCATTCTAAACAATCATTTCTAAACTCAATGTACCAAAAACAAAATAATGGCCAAATAATAGGAGAAATTAAAGTAGAAAAACCAATAGAGGTATTATTTGAAGGTGTAAACTTAGACATTTATAAGTTATTAGAAACACATACTAAAAATGATTTATTTAAATCTATAGATAGTATCTCTGAATCATTTGCTTATCTGTATGTAGGCCATTGGTTGCAAGGGGATATTGGAGAAGATAGAAAAAATACTGGATTATTAATTAAAGCTTTTTATGAGACATTTAAAAATAAATCTAATAAACCTGCTTTAATATTAAAAGCTAGTGGAGCAGGATGTTCTTATATAGATCGAGAAAGTATTTTAGGTAAAATAGAACAAATTAAAAATACAGTAGGTTCTAAAAATTTACCTAATGTTTATTTATTACATGGTGAATTTACAGATAGCGAAATGAATGAACTATATAATCATCCTAAAGTAAAAGCTATGATAAGTTTAACTAAAGGTGAAGGATTTGGACGTCCATTGCTTGAATTTACCCAATGTAAAAAACCAATTATAACAACTGCTTGGAGTGGCCATATTGATTTTCTTGATCCTCAAATGGCAGTTTTAATAGGAGGTAAATTAACTGAAGTTCATCCAAGTGCAGCTAATGATTGGGTAATTAAGGAAAGTCAATGGTTTTCACCTGATCATGCTCAAATAGGTCATTATTTAAAAGATATATTTGAAAATTATAAAAAATATATTGATGGTGCCAAGCGTCAAGCTTATAAATGTAAAACCGATTTTAACTGGAATAAAATGAAAGAAAAAATAGATCAATTATTTGAGTTATATATTCCTGAATTACCTAAAAAAGTTCAATTACAATTACCCAAATTAAAGAAAATTGAACTACCTAAACTTAAAAAAATAGAAACAAATGGATAACTTAATAATATGTCCCCGTTGTAGTAGTGATGCTTGCTACACACAAGAAGTTAATAGTAACATAAAATTATATCATTGTTACGGATGTGGGTTTATAGCTAATTCCCTTATGCGTATTGATAATATAAATGGAGAAATTATCCATTCAGAATTTTTAAAAGAACAAATGGAGGTTTTACCTGAATTATATAAAGAACTTTTTTATATAGATTCTGATTTAATGGTTTGGATGCCTACAGTAGTTAATATACCTTCCCAAGGTATGGTGTTTGCTGATGGTACTAGTAAAAATAATTGGCAATGGGCAGCTGTAAAAGCAATTCCAATGCCTGAAGAAGAAAAAGCTAAGTTTAAAGCTAAAGGAAAAGATTATAAATGGAAAATGGATATGGAAACGCTAAAACATTATCCTGAACGTGGATATTTAGATGCTCTTTCGTATATTGGTGTATTACCTGAATAAACTATGAAAATAAGTTACGCTATAACAGTAAAAGATGAATTAAACGAATTACAACGTTTAGTTAATTTTCTTATAGATCGGAAACGAACCGAAGATGAAATTGTAATTTTATACGATTCAAAGGGAGGGAGTGAAGCTGTAGAAGAATGGCTAAGAGCTAATTCTGTAGCAAGTCATGAATATAGATGGTATAGTAGAGATTTTGATAATCATTTCGCTGACCACAAAAACTACTTAGGTAGTTTGTGCACCGGTACTTATATCTTTCAAATCGATGCAGATGAAATTCCCCATGAATATTTAATTGAAGAACTTCCATCTATACTAAAACACAACTCAGCAGTTGATTTATACGCTGTACCTAGAGTTAATACAGTAGAAGGTTTAACACTCCAACATATTCAAAAATGGGGGTGGAATATAAATGAAAATGGATGGGTGAATTGGCCTGATTTTCAAACTCGTATTTATAAAAACACTCCTGAAATAAAGTGGGTAAATAAAGTGCACGAGAGACTTGATGGACATAAACAATTTGCTTATCTTCCTATGGAAGAGAATTGGACATTATATCATCCTAAAACGATTGAAAGACAAGAAAAACAAAACAATTATTACGAAACATTATGAAAACAGCATTAGTATTAGGAGGTGGAGGCTTTATTGGAGGCCATTTGGCAAAGCGACTTAAAGATGAAGGCTTTTGGGTTCGTATAGTAGACATTAAACCCAAACATGAATATTGGAACAATGAAGATATTTGTGATAAATATATCTGCGGAGATTTACGAGACCCAAACTTAGTAAGTAGAGTAATGTTTTCTCCAAATCAACGCTCATTAGCCGATAAAGAGTATTCATTTGATGAAGTATATCAATTAGCTGCAGATATGGGAGGAGCAGGATATATTTTTACAGGTGAAAATGATGCAAATGTAATGCACAATTCAGCATTAATAAATTTAAATGTAGTGCACGAAGCAATTAAACATTCTATAAAACGAATATTTTATAGCTCATCAGCTTGTATGTATCCTGAACATAATCAATTAGACCCAAATAATCCTAATTGTGAAGAAAATTCTGCATACCCCGCAAATCCAGATTCAGAATATGGGTGGGAAAAGTTATTTAGCGAACGATTATTTTTAGCATTTAGTCGCAATTATGGTTTAGATGTTAGAGTAGCTCGTTTCCATAATATATTTGGACCTATGGGAACTTGGAATGGTGGTAAAGAAAAGGCCCCTGCTGCAATGTGTAGAAAAGCAGCTGAAACACCTGATGGTGGCGAAATAGAGGTTTGGGGGGATGGACAACAAACTCGCTCATTTCTTTACATTGATGAATGTGTTGAAGCGGTATTACGATTTATGAGACAAGATAAATTCCAAGGACCAGTAAACATTGGTTCAGAAGAAATGGTTACGATTAATCAATTAGCCCAAGCAGCCATTGATGCCTCGGGTAAAAATATTACTATTAAAAATATAGATGGTGAAGAATTTAAGCAAAAATATGGTTTCAAATGTCCAGTTGGTGTTAGGGGTAGAAATTCAGATAATACATTATATAAAGAAAAAATAGGATGGGAACCAACTAAATCACTTTATGATGGAATTTTAGATACTTTTTATTGGATTGATAAGCAAGAAAAATTAAAAATATATATAAACTAATAATGAATAAAAATTTACTTATTACTGGAGCAGGAGGTCTTATAGGCTCAGAGGCTGTAGATTATTATTGCTCTCAAGGATTTAAAGTATACGGAATTGAGAATAATCAACGCCAAATATTTTTTGGTGAGAAAGGAAGTACAGTAACCCGATTATCACAATTAAAAAAATATCCTAACTTCCAAAATTTTAATATTGATATTAGGGATAAAAATAATATCCTTGAATTATTTAAACAAATAAAATTTGATATAGTTATCCACACAGCCGCTCAACCTAGCCACGATAAGGCAGCTTCAATACCATTTGATGATTTTGAGACTAATGCTAATGGGACTTTACATTTATTAGAAGCGGTTAGACAAACAAACAAAGACTGTGTCTTTATACATATGTCAACTAATAAAGTATATGGTGATAAACCTAACACTCTAAATTTAACCGAATCTAATACTCGCTACGACTATGCTGATCCTGAGTACCGAGATGGCATAAATGAATTGTTTTCTATTGACCAATCTAAGCATAGTTTATTTGGAGCCAGTAAGGTAGCTGCTGATATCATGGTCCAAGAATATGGTCGTTATTTTAGTATCCCCTCTTGTGTACTAAGAGGAGGATGTTTAACAGGTGAAAATCACAGTGGAGTTGAATTACATGGATTTTTAAATTATCTTGTAAAATGCAACACCCAGAACACAAAATATAACATATTTGGTTATAAAGGCAAGCAAGTCAGAGATAATATCCATGCTTCAGATGTAATTCAGTTTATGGATTTATTTATAGCTAACCCAAAAATAGCTGAAGTGTATAATACAGGAGGGGGGTATGAAAATTCTTGCTCAATACTTGAAGCATTTAATTTAACAGAACAAGTAACAGGTAAGAAAATGATTTATGAATATGTTGATGGGAATAGGATAGGAGACCATATCTGTTATTACAGTGATTTAACTAAAATAAAAGAACATTACCCTAAATTTAGAATAACTAAAGATCTTAATTATATTATTGAAAACATTTATAAAAAACAAAATGGAAAATAAGTATTATGCAGCCCACAATATAGATCAATATATTAAAGAAACATTTTTTCCTAACAAAACTAATGGTTATTTTATTGATATAGGAGCTCACAATGGAGTAGATATAAATAATACTTATTATTTTGAAAACGAAGGATGGAGTGGAATATGTTTTGAACCTATCCCAGATATATTTGAACAACTGAAACAAAATAGAAAATGTAAAACTGTAAATAAAGCTATATCAGATGAAGAAGGTCCTTCCCAATTCTTTTTAATTAAAGGATACTCAGATATGTTAAGTGGATTAGTAAATAAATACCCTCAAGAGCATATAGCTAGAATTAATAGAGAATTTGATCATTATGAACAGGATTATGATTATATAGATGTAATATGTTCTACATTTGATAAAGAAATCGAAGAAACAAATATAGATATATTATCTATAGATACTGAAGGAGCGGAATTAACTATACTTAAAGCCATAGATTTCAATAAATATAATATCAATGTTATGATAGTAGAATACAATTATCACAACCTAGATTTAATAAATTTATTGTATAAAAATAATTTTGAGATTGTTCAACAGTATGGAGTTGATTTAATTATAAAAAACAAAAATTATGTATATTAGAAGCAGTTTTATAGAAATTTCTAGATTTGAAAAAAAATTTGAAAAATTTAAAGATATTCCTTTTAGTTTTTTCTTTGATACCATCCCAACTTCTGAAGAACTTAATATTAATCCCATTAATATATTTGCTCATGATGAGCCAAATGAATATTTCGGACATCATGATTGGTTATTTCAAAATAAAAATAATTTTTCTTTAATATTAACTTGGAATAAAAAAATACTTAAAAAGTGTGATAACGCTCGCTTACTACTATTTGGTGAAGGATGGGTTGATGATGGTAAAGATACTATTTATACTAAACATCCTAAAAATTTTGAAATTTCATTTATAAGAGGAAAAAAATTATTATCATATGGTCATTTTATTAGACATCAAATATTTAACAGGCAAGATGAATTAATTATTCCTTATCGATTTTTTCCTGAAACAAATATCAATACATTTACAGATTGTATTAATAGTAAAATAATGGTTCATAGTTCATCAATGTTTTCTGTTGTTATAGAAAATACAAGCCATCATAACTATTTTACTGAAAAAATTACTGATTGTATTTTAATGAGAACAATACCTGTATATTGGGGATGTAGTAATATAGATAAATTTTATAATTTAGATGGTATTATTAAGTTTGAAAATGATGATGATTTCCTTGAAAAAGTAAACCAACTAACCCCAGAATATTATAACAATAGATTAAACATTATAGAAGAAAATTGGAAGCAAGCATTTGAATATAAAAACTACTTATCAAGAATAACAAACATATTAGAAGAAACATTTAAACTAAATAAATTAATATGAAAATAGCATTGTGTATATCAGGTCAACCTCGTGGATTAGAAATATCTTTAGAACATGTTATAAAAAACGTTATTAAACCTAATAATATAGAAGATGTATTTATCCATACTTGGTATCATCCTGATTGGGATAATGTTCCTTTTAGTAGTAGCCAACCTGTTCATGAAGATGGGAGATTAGGTAAATGGCAGTCTA